AGAGGATGAAGAGGAGAACGAAGATGAGTATTGATTTAGCAACGGAAAAAGAGTGGGACGCTCTGGTTCATAGACCACCACACTACAATCAGGGAGGCATGGAGGCCATTGACTACATTAAGCAGCAACTGGGTGACGGTATTGTTGACTACTGCGAGGGCAATGTCCTGAAGTATCTGCACCGCTGGCGCTACAAGAATGGTGTACAGGACCTGAAGAAAGCACGGTGGTACTTAAACAAGATGGTAGAGGAACAGGAGGCTGTAGAATGAAAGTGATTGAGGGAGGTTTCGACCAGAAGAATAAAACAGACGAACTCACTGTGCCTATGGTGTTTGACGCTATCGTCGCTAAGGAAGACTTGGAAAGCTACGACGAGGCTTTCTGTGTTGTTAAGTCAGAAGACTTCATCCTTGTCTCTACGAACATGGAAACAACAGGGCTTTACTTCCTGTTGGACCAACTGAAGATGTCACTAATAACCGGAGGAGAATACGAGTTATGACATGGACTTGCATAGTTTGGGAAAGCGCTGATGAAGAGCATTTACGTGACCTTCTTACTTTTGAATCAGAAAAAGAAGCTTTAAAATTTATGAAAAAAGACTCTGCTTATTATAACTCAGGATATTATGATATATTTGAAGACGAGGAGGAAGACATTTCATGATGGACGCATATCAAGAATACATACATAAATCAAGGTACGCCCGTTACCTGCCTGAAGAACAGCGTAGGGAGACGTGGGAAGAAACTGTGAACCGTTACTTGGACTTCTGGGTCAGTAAGGAGAAGTTGTCCAAGAAGGAAGCTAAGGAACTCTTTGACCCTGTGCATGATTTAGACGTAATGCCCAGCATGAGGGCATTGATGACTGCAGGTGAGGCTCTCGACAGGGACAATGTCGCTGGGTTTAACTGCTCCTATCTACCTATAGACCACCCTAAAGCTTTCGATGAGATGATGTACGTCCTCATGTGTGGCACAGGAGTTGGCTTCAGTGTGGAACGCCAGTACATCACTAAACTACCAGAGGTTGCAGAGAAGTTCCATGACACAGATACAGTTATACACGTCGCTGACAGCAAAATTGGATGGGCTAAATCTTACCGGGAACTTATCGCGATGCTCTTTAGCGGTCAAGTACCCAAGTGGGACGTTTCTGGAGTTAGACCTGCAGGGGCAGCCCTTAAGACCTTCGGAGGTAGAGCGTCTGGTCCAGAGCCTCTTGTTGACCTCTTCCAATTCACCGTGGAAGTCTTTCGAGCATCTGCTGGACGACGACTCAGTTCCGTCGAGTGTCACGACCTCTGTTGTAAGATTGCACAAGTCGTTGTCGTTGGGGGAGTCAGACGCAGCGCCCTCATCAGTCTCAGTAATCTTACCGACGACAGAATACGACGAGCTAAATCAGGGCAGTGGTGGGTAGATAATCCTCAGCGTGGCTTGGCTAATAACTCAGCTTGTTACACAGAGAAGCCTGACTTTGAAGCTTTCCTGAACGAGTGGAAGTCTCTGTATGAGTCACGGTCAGGCGAGAGAGGTGTCTTTAGTCGTGTCGCTAGTCAGCGTCAGGCAGAGAAGAACGGACGTAGAGACGCAAGCTTTGACTTTGGTACAAACCCATGCTCAGAGATTATACTTAGGCCCTACCAGTTCTGTAACTTGTCTGAGGTAGTGGTGAGGGCTGAGGACACACTAGAGACCTTACGTATCAAGGTCAGGTCCGCGACTGTCCTAGGGACGCTACAGGCTACTCTGACTGACTTCAGGTACTTGCGTAAGATATGGAAGGACAATACGCAGGAAGAGGCGTTGCTAGGAGTGTCACTCACTGGCATCATGGACCATCCAGTTATGTCAGGGAGGAAGAGCCGTGAAGAACTACGGGAATGGCTCACGCAGCTTAAAGAGGAAGCTATTAAGACTAATCGTACTTGGGCTAAACGTCTTGGCATCAGTGTTAGCACTGCCATTACTGCTGTTAAGCCTTCCGGTACTGTATCTCAGTTGGTGGATAGCGCATCAGGCATCCATCCTAGATACGCGGAGCAGTACATACGAAGAGTAAGGGCAGATGCACGAGACCCACTCTGTGCTGTCCTAGAGGCTGCAGGAGTCCCTGTGGAGATGGACGTTACTTCTCCTACTACTAAGGTCTTCTCGTTCCCCATCAAGTCTCCTAAGCAGGCTGTAGTAGCGACTGATATGGGAGCTATGGAGCAGTTGTGTCTGTGGGAGATATATCAGGACTACTGGTGTGAACACAAGCCTTCCATGACTTGCTACTACAGGGACGATGAGTTTCTGGAGGTAGGGCAGTGGCTGTACAATAAGTTCGACAAGGTTAGTGGCATTAGCTTTCTACCTTACTCAGAACATACGTACCAGCAGGCACCCTATGAACCTGTGGACTCAAAGACGTACCAGCAGCTAGTCAAGGAGTTTCCTAAGATTATCGAGTGGGACATCGTTGAGGAAACAGACATGACTGAAGGGTCACAACAGTTGGCCTGTGTTGGTAACAGTTGTGAAATCTAGAGTTAGGGCCTAGCGCCCTTCCTCTCCTTGTGTTTGTCCCATTATAGCGGCAGAGGCAGCGGTGGTTAGCATACCCCGTTGTCTTTGTTGTTCCGCTTTTAGTACTGCGTCACTAGGCTTGAAGTCCACAATCTCGTCCACTACTTCTTCATAACCTCTGCCGTCACTTTTACCTACAGGGTGTACGTACTTGCCACCTTTAAGGTCTTTGACCATAGGAGGAGTAACCGCAATCAACCTGTTGGGAATAAGGTGTTTCATTGCCCTAAGTGTAGGAACCAGTCCTCTGGTTTTCTCCTGTATTTTACCGGCTATTCCTTCAAACAAGTTATGCTCGTCTGACATAACGCCTATTAGTTTACCGTCTGTTGTTACTTTGACTAAGTAGTTAATACCACCTTCCGTTATGGCAGAACCCGGACGAGACCCCGTTATCCAGACTCCTCCGTCTGCTGCTTGTCCTTTGACGGAATATCTTTTTCTTTCTTCTTTTAAACCTTGTGATACTGCTGCTTCCGCGTTTAACAGAGAGAACAATTCATCAGGAGAAACATTGTTTCTGCCTTCAAAAATCTTCTTTGCTTTGCTAACAAAAGGAGCGTGGTGTAACACATCCATGTGATGTCTCCCGGTATAAGAATAGCCATCACCGGGGTTTTTAATAGCTAGTATTGGGGTTTCTGCGTCCTTAAAGGAAACTTCTGGACCTCCTCCCATTTTCTGCGAAGGCTCTGTCCACACTGTGCTAAAATGGTCTTCAATGAAGTCTAAATCTTCATTAGACATTTTAAGAGGCATCTTCTTTTTCTGACCTGCTGAGTCTTTTGGGTAAGGCTTCAGTCTATTATTTCTAACTGAATCAGCATAAGCTCCGGGGTAATAGTCTACTACTTCCGCAACGTCAGACCTTCTCATGACCTCTCCTAAAACACTAGCTTCTCCTACCCTACCAGCTTGCTCGTGTATTCTTCCTAAGTACTGACCCTGAGCTATTGCTCTTGGAGTCCCTTTTTCTATGTTTTTACCTGCTTTCAACGATTTGAAAAAAGGTAAATTATAGATTAACGTCTCAAGTTTACTACTTGCTCCTTCCCTAGCTCTTTTCATTATTTGTTGAGAAGAAGTAGTTATCCCTTGTTCTCTGTACTTTGCTCTGGAAGCAGGAGAGGCCATGTCTCTCACAGTTCCTACTATTTGGTTAGGGACCCAAGCCGCAACTGAGGCTACTTTATCAGGGCCGTAGTAGCCCGGAATTACATTATTGGCAGAACCAAGTAACATCCCTTTCCCAGAGTCTGCTCCAGTAAGTTCGTCTACACGTCTCCCTGCTTTTGCTGCTGTTGTGATACCTTTTACAAAAGGAATAGCTTCAGCTACAGATACACCAGCAGACGCGTCTCTTGCTTGTTCAGGGTAACGTTGGGCTAGTTTGGAGCCTAGCTCCATGTGGTCTCGAAGAAACTCACTAGGCATGTTCATAATCGTGTTGCCGACGGCTTTCTCAACTCCATCAGGAATCAAGTAGTCAGTAGCCGTGCCCACGACGTTTCCCAAAGTAGCGTCAACAGTATTACCAGCAGTTCTTAGACCATACTGAAGAGGATTTATTTCTCCTCTGTCGTACATTTGTCCTTCTTGTTCTTGCCTGTCGACAGCAGTTTGAAAGTTTCTTTTTATGTCTTGAAATAAAGCCATACTATTCCATTCCTTGTTTTGCTACTTCGGACAAATAACTAATCATTTCGTTCTTTTCTTCGTCTGCCATTGAGTAAAAAACATCAGCAACTAGTAGCTGTGCTGCAACAGAAGCTGCTTCTACACCACCAACATTTTTACCATTCAGTGCAATCAACCTGTTCACATAGGACGGATTAGTGACAATCTTAGAAAACACGTGGGGTATGAACAAAGCTGCTGCACCGCCCAGCAAAACAGGGGCAGCAGACACAAAACCTGCCGCTGCTGCTCCTCCGGCAGTGGCTGCTGAAGCAAGCTGACCTGCGATACCTCGTATGCCGCCTGCTTCTGCACTACGTAACATAAGAACACCAAAGTCTCCAGAGGCTGAGTCAGAGGCTTCTAAAACAATGTTCATGGCTTGTTTAAAA